TAAGACCGTCCAGACGGCTTGCGGCGTTCTTTACGACGGCAACGGGGAATTGCTGAAAATTGACTATGCCCCCAGGCTCGCCGTCATCAAGGAACTCATCGAAGAGTGCGACCAGAAAGTCATCGTCTTTATCCCCTTCACAGGTGCGCTGAACACCATTGCCGGAGAGCTTAAAAAACATTGGACAGTCGAGGTGGTCGATGGTAGTGTCAGTTCTTCCCGGCGCAACACCATCTTCTCCGATTTCCAACGCACCCCGAACCCTCGCATCATCGTTGCCAACGCAGGAGCCATGAGTCACGGTCTGACCCTTACCGAGGCAAGCATGATTATCTGGTACGCCCCGTCAACGAGCAACGACATTTACAACCAGGCGAATGCGCGCATCGTCCGGCCTGGGCAGAAGCACCACACGAACATTGTCCACGTCTACGCCACCAGCGAGGAGCGCAAGATTTACCGCGGCTTGAAGGAGAAGAGTCGGCTACAGGAAATAGTTTTGGATTTGGCGAAAAAAGACTCCGAAAATGCTTGACACTCTAGTTACACCCTGATACAGTTACTCCAAGATCAAACCTCAAAGGAGGTAACAAAATGAAACAGTGCCGCAAGACCAAACCGAACCCGAAGCGCCCTCCGAAGCTCCGCCGCTGGATGCTTCGTAAGATGCCGTACTACATGCGTATCGGCTATCTGCGTGTGTACGCAATGGGGGTGATCCAATGACCCAAATCAGTATCGACGCCGTAGTTGAAAAGTACGTCGTCACCCGGGACCAGATCGCCGAGATCAAAAAGCGATGTGACACCGAGATTCAGACCCTGCAGGAGCTGCAGGACCGCCGCGAAGCCTTCCTCAAGGGCGAACTCGACCGCATGGGTGTAGAATCTTTTAAAACGGCCCATGGAACCTGTTTCGTGGACTGGAAAGACTCGGCCACTGTCAAAGACCGGGAAGCGTTTATGACTTGGGTCAAAGAGAACGACGCTTTCGAGTATCTGGAGTCTCGGGTGTCCAAGACTGCGGTCAAAGCCGCTCTGGACGAGGGGCAACCTCCCCCTCCTGGGGTGGATTATGTCAAGATCAAGGACGTGAAAGTGAGGCGGAAATGAACTACGACCAGTTTCTCGGGTTCAAAGTCACTTTGCTTCAAGAGAACGCCGACAACACCATTATCGCTATGGTTCCTAAAACCGCCTGTGACAGAGGCTTTGGCTTTACGCTCAGTCTGCCAGACAACGTGAGTGGTGGGCTGTTGATTGTAGAAATGATATACGCAGATGAAAACAGCATGGTCCACGTAGGGAGCTAACCAGATTCTCGGCTCTAAGGAGCCACAACCCCAAAGGAGAAGTAAAATGAACGACCTGATGATCCCGCAACGCAGTGAAGTCCCGGCGTACATTCTCAACCCCGAACTCGCCCGCCAGGCCAACGAAGAGGCTTTGGCCGGCATCTCCACCGGCTACCCACCGCGCGTCAAGCTCGCCGGCAAGCAGTTCTCCCTGGTCGATGGCAACGGTGGCGAGACCCCGTACCCGCCGGCGAAGCTGGTGGCTGGACCGGATGGCAACGTCTACCTGCCGGTGATCGTGCTCCGCGCCAAAGCGGAGATCCAGAAGACCTTCTACGCCGGCGCGTTCAACCCGAGCGTCGAAGCCTCCGCCCCGGACTGCTTCAGCAACAACGGCGTGACCCCGGATCCGTCTGCGGCCTTCCCGCAGTGTGACACCTGCGCCGGCTGCGAGAAAAACGCCTTCGGCTCCGGCAAGGACCAGGCGGGCAACCCGACCGCGGGCAAAGCCTGCACCGACAGCAAAGTCATCGCGGTGTTTATCCCGGGCCACGGCATCCACAGCTTCAAGATCCCGCCGGCCAGCCTCAAGAACTTCGGCATTTTCGTCAAGCAGCTCTCGGCCAACGGCATCCCGCTGGGCAATGTCAAGACCTTCGTCGGTTTCGACATGACGGCGACCTTCCCGGTGCTCGTGTTCAAGTTCGGTGGCTACATTGATGAATCTCTTCTTCCGAAACTGGCCGAGCTCGCCCAGTCCCTCGAGGCCGAGGAGATCGTGAACAGTAAGATCAGTGGTGGGGTGAAGAAACAAGCGGCTCTGCCCGCCCCGGCGGCTCCCGCCGCGAAAGCCCCTGTCGTCGATGACCTGGGCCTCGGGGATGTCACTCCGCCTCCGGCGTCCAAGCGCGGTCGCCCGGCAAAGCCCCAAGAGCCGGTGGTTGAAGCCGGACCGAAGGTCGAAGCCTCTGGTGTTGCCGTCTCCGACGACGATCTGCGCGCCGCGCTCGGTCTGTAATTCATTCAAGGGGGAGGGTCAAACCTCCCCCTTTTTCTCAGAGGCTCTCTGTGACCCGATCCGAACTGACATTGATGCAAGCCCTGCCGACGACTCTCAAGGTGGAGTACGCCAAAGAGAAGATTCGGGAGTGGTACGAGCACTGGAACGGCCAGGTCTACGTCTCGTTTTCCGGTGGCAAAGACTCTACCGTGCTCCTGCACCTCGTCCGTATGCTCTACCCCGAAGTTCCGGCGGTCTTTGTCGACACCGGCCTTGAGTACCCCGAGATCCGCGAGTTTGTGCGGACGAAGGAAAACGTCATCTGGCTCAAACCGAAGATGGGGTTCAAGGCGGTGCTTGACAAGTATGGGTATCCGGTGGTGAGCAAGGAAGTGTCGATGGCAGTATCGCGTTGCCTGGGGACGAAGAGTTTGCACCAGAGAGAACTCCGCGCCTTCGGCGGCATCAACGAGAACAGCGGGAGGGCACAGACCGTTGGCGTTGTCCCTAAGAAGTACCGCGCCTTGCTTCTGGCACCGTTCAAAGTCAGTGAGAAGTGCTGCGACGTGATGAAAAAACAGCCCCTGAAGAGGTACGAGAAAGAAGCCTGTCGGAAGCCTTTTGTCGGTGTGATGCCGGTGGATAGCCGCGGGCGCATGATTGACTTCTTGTCGAGCGGGTGCAACGCCTTCGAGAAAGCGAACCCGCAATCGCGACCCCTTTCGATTTTCACTGAGGCTGACATCTGGAAATGCCTTCGTTCTGGCCTACCGTATTCCAGCATCTACGACAAAGGCGTTGACCGTACCGGCTGCGTCTTCTGCATGTTCGGCATCGCGCGGGACAAAGACCGTTTTAAGAATCTCGAAAAGACGCACCCTCAACTTCACTCCTATTGCATGAACCAACTCGGTATGCGCGACGTTCTCGCTTACCTGGAGCCTTTGCTATGACGACACATGGACTTTTTGAAACACTCCGCGCTGCGGAGATCAGCATCTCCGATTTCGCCCGGCTGACGACGATCAGTAGAAACACGCTGCAGCGGTGGAAGCGCGATGACTTTCAGTCGATCCGGGACCAGTTGCGCTTGGATCTTGCCAACCAGTACGCGGCGCGCATCGAGATCGCGCGGCTCAAGGGGCGACTGCCTCTCAAGGAGAAATACCGGCTCACCGAGCGCACTGCTGTCCTTCGTCGTCTTCTGTCCTGATCCAAGGGGGTTGTATGTCTTTTTTAGAAAGACTATTGCCCTCCGAAGGACTGTACTGCGTCGCGCAGGCATTCCCCAAGGGTGGGTTTAAGCATTATTTTTGCGAGACGATTGACGAAGCAGAGAAGACCATCGACGTCCTGGACAAGCAAGGACAGACGGTTTTTCTGGCGCAGGCCACATTCAAAACCCCGGACTCCCGCAAGCAGACCAACGTCGAATTCTTGCGGAACTTCTTCCTCGACATCGACTGCGGCCCTGGCAAGGACTACCCGGATCAAAAAGAGGCCGTTGAAGCCCTGAAGGCGTTCGTTCTGGAAACGAAACTCCCTTTCCCCGCGGTCGTCGTCTCAGGCAACGGTCTGTACGCCCACTGGCTTCTGGAAGAGATGCTGCCGGAACAGCAGTGGAAAACCATCGCGTACATTCTGCGAAGCGTGACAGAAGCCTATGGCTTCAAGGTCGATCCGTCCAGAACCTGCGACTCAGCCTCGGTCCTGCGCCCGGTAGGGGCGACACACCGGAAAGATCCGAATAACCCGAAGGCGGTCAGGCTCGTCAAAGATTCAGACCCGATCTCGTTCAACGAGTTCACCCGCCTGCTCAAAAAAGCAGCCGACGCCCGCTCCATCGTCACCACCCCGCTGAAAGACCCGAAGCCCTTAACTGACATCAACGCGGACTTTTACGCAGGGCTTGAAACAACGTCCATTCCGTCCAGTGGCCGGCAGGTCGCTGAGAAGTGCCTGCAGATCCGCAAAATCAGAGACGCCCGAGGGGATGTCTCGGAGCCGTTCTGGTACGCCGGCCTTGGCATTCTCGTTTTCTGCGAAGAGGGCAGTGACCTGTGCCACGAATGGTCCGAGGGGCATGAGGCGTACAGTGAAACCGAGACCGACAAAAAGATCGAACAGAGACTCGCCGCTGCCGGCCCGTCCACCTGCGCCCACCTGGCGTCGGTCAACCCCACAGGCTGCACCGGCTGTAAATTCAGCGGCAAGATCAAGTCCCCGATCGTGCTTGGTCGGCCCGAACCGAAGGCTCTCGAGGTTGTCAAGGACGACGATATCCCGCCCGAAGGGTACAGGCGGTCGGAAAAGGGGTTGTTTTACAACCAGGATGAGCGGTGGGTGCAGTTCTACGACCTCGATCTTTATCCTATCCGCCTGGCGTTCGACGAGTCCCTCGGCTACGAAACCGTAACGGTCAAGCACTTCCTGCCCCACGAGGGGTGGCTGGAGTTCACCATGCGCTCGTCTTTGGTCCATGACCCGAAGCAGATGATGATCGTCATGTCGGACGCGCATATCAAGGTGGTTGGCAACAAGGAGAAAAATGCGATGGTGGCGTATATCGAGTCCTACATGCAGAAACTGCAGCGGCTGCGCAAGATGAGCGCCCTGTACTGCCAGATGGGGTGGAAAGAGCGCCAGGGGCAGACCCTGTTCGTCCTCGGCTCCAAGGTGTTCCACCCGAACCGAGAACCGGATGAGGCGAGTTTCGCGCGCAATGTTCCGACCGCCGCCCAGGGCTACACCGCCGCGGGGGATCTTGAGACCTGGACGAAAAAGACCGAGCTGTTCCGTGCTGCGCACATGGAGCCTTACGCCTTCACCCTTCTCGCCGGCGGTTTTGGCGCCCCGTTGATGAAATTCACCGGTTACGACGGTGCGATGATCTCGCTGGTGGGCGACTCCGGCGTGGGGAAGACCCTCATGCTGCGCATGATCCAGTCGGTCTGGGGGTATCACAACGACCTCATGATGCTGCGGGACGATACGAAGAATGCGTTGGTGAGTCGGTTGGGTGTCTACGGCAACCTGCCCCTGACCATCGATGAGGTGACGAACATCGACGGGCAAGACCTGTCCGACCTGGTCTACCGGATCACGCAAGGGAGAGATAAGGCTCGACTGACCAAGAACTCGGAAGAGAAAAAGACGCTGAACACCTGGAACACTCTGGCCGTCGTCACGACCAACTCCTCCCTTCAGGAGAAGCTCACCGGGGTGAAGCACGATGCCGGCGCGGAGCTGAACCGGGTGTTCGAGTATTATGTCCCGGCCCACCCGATCTTCCAAGGCGCCGTCACGACCGACCTCTACTGGACCATCGACAATAACTTCGGTCTCGCCGGCGCCGTGTATGCGCAGTGGCTGGTGGATAACGCTGACAAGATCCGCCCCGGCCTCGACCGCATCCGGGCGATGATTGGTGAAAAGGCGGACGTCCGGAATGAGGAGCGGTACTGGTCTGCGATCGCCTCGACGGCGATCTACGGCGGGTTGGTGGCCCAGAGCCTTGGCCTGGTCCGTTTCGAAGTCGCTCCACTGGTCGACTGGGCCGTGGCCTGTATCCGCGCCATGCGCGGCGAGAAAGCCGAGATGACCGGCAGCTCCATCGACATCCTGGGTCAGTTCATCGACGAATATGCTGCGCACAGACTGATCGTGAGACACGACTCGAAAAACTACGCGGTCATTGATGCCCCCCGTGGGGCACTGGCCTTGAGGCAAGAAATAGATACCCAGAGGCTCTACATCGCCCGGCAGACGTTCAAGATGTGGCTGGCTCGGCGCTTTGGCTCGTATAACCGGGTGAAGAACGACCTGCTCGAGGACAAGATCCTGCGGAATGCGAACCTGCGCATGACCCTTGGCAAAGGCACCCAGTTCGGCGGGTCGCAGCAGCCCTGCTGGGAGATCGACTTGAAAAACCCGAAGCTGGGCAACGTGGCCCTGCAGCTGGTCCAAGACGCCGAGATGTTGGCGCGAGCACCCAAGGAGGTGAGGAAATGAGAGAATTTAAAACCGGAGCAACCCGCGACGTCGCAGAAGGCAAGCTGGATTACCATCGCTTCCTCTGCCCGTTTGTCCTGCAAAGGTACTGCGAATATCTGCAGAAGCACCAGAAACAGGCTGACGGCAAGATGCGCGAAGGCGACAACTGGAAAAAGGGCATCCCGATCGACGTCTACATGGCCTCGCTGACCCGGCACTTCGTTGAGGTCTGGCAGGGCTGGCAGGAAGGCGATATTTCGGACGAAGCCCTGAGCGCCCTGCTGTTCAACGCCATGGGGATGATGCACGAGCTGTTGAAGGAAGAGCGAGACGTCGAAGAAGCGAAGCGTGAAGAGGGGCCATGGCAGGTTTTTACTTCAACGACTTTCGGCCCTCGCTACTGAATTTTTTTCTTGACTTAGATGGAACTTGAGTTACACTAGGACTATGGAAATGAAAAAGCGAGATCTGCTTGAGGAAGCCGTCGAAGGGGTAGCCGCCCTCCGTGCCGAGCGCGGGGTGGTACTCCACATACTTCCTAGCTGTCTAATAATTCGAGCATGCGATCTGGAGGGTTTTGAGCGGTTAACTAAGGAGGCTGAAATGGATGAAGAACCAATCGAGTTGATGGAGGCCACTGTCCCATGTCACCGATGTCGCAAGCCCGTCACGATGCAGGTGGATGTGCGCTACGATCGCAACCGGCGTTTGCCGCCCAAGCTCTGCCACCGGTGTACCAAGCGAGAAGATCCGTTCGTGACCGGCTGCGGCTGCAAGTGGAACGGCGCCATTATCCCCGGAGGAAATTGACATGCTCTATCTCGAAATGGAAAAGCTCAAACGGAAGATCCTCGCGCATCGGTTCGCCATCATCGCCTGCCTGGTTGTCGCCGGTTGCGTGTTGTGGTTCGCGTCGGGGAAGGTCGCCTACATCATGGTGGACAACACGGAGCCGCCTGTCAGGACGTTCACTCCGGGGATCAAGATTCTGCTGACCGTCACCATCCCTGACCTCATCTACGATATGAGCCAGCCATATCCCGCCCAGATCATGTGCGCCGATGGGGAGAAGTTTCTCGTGTTGGGTGGGTTCTCCGCGACGAAGATGGATGGAGGGTGCGAATGAAAACTGACCAACAGACATGCGGTAGATGCCAGAAACCGATGGCACGATGTGTATGCCCTCAGCGCACCTATACCCAAGCGGAACTCGCCGCTGCTTACAAAGCCGGGATGGACCGAGCAGCGGAGATAGCAGACAAATTGGAAAAGACATCGACAATCGACTACGAAGGGACGTTGGTAACTATGTCATTTACAACAGGTCAACCACTCCCGTCTGACATCGCCGCAGCCATCCGCGAGGAGGCGGAAAAGATATGAAATACTTAATGCTGATTATCGTCTGCCTCGCAGGATCGTTCGTTGCCCACACCTATCTACCGATAGACCTTAGATTTATAGCAGGCGGTGCAACGATGGCTGTTGCTCTTGTTATCATTACTGGGAGGTAACACCATGACCGAACAACAAGCACGATTGCTGACGGAATGGCTTGGGGAGTGCTGGCATGAACAAAGACCGACAATTACAAGTTTTGGTGGGCCACCTTACAGGGGCGATATACGATGCAAACACTGTTCAGAGCCAATGCCTTGGTTGAACAAACCCGTGCCATCAAAACGACTCGACTTCACCGACTGGCGCGTGGTGGGGAGTTGCATCGAAAAGTCATTCGTAAATTGGGGGATACGCCTCACTAACGGATCATTAGGGTGGTACGCGAAATGCGATTATGGTGGTAAGGAATTGGTTGGTAGAGGCGACACCCCACAAGAAGCCATCATCGCTGCCGTGCTTGCATGGCTGGAGGAAAAACAATGATCATAACAAAAGAACAACACCAGAGTTTTCAAGAAGCAGCAGAACCCCTCATTAAGTGGTTGAACGAGAACTGTCACCCACACGTTACGGCTGTTGTTGAGTGTAACCGAGCCGAACTGCTTGAGGGAGTATGCTCGATTATGACAAATAAGTATGTGAAGGACTAAGCCATGAACCCTAAAGACAAGGCGTGGGAAGAATATGTAGCAGCAAATCAATTTGATGAGACTTTCACATATCGCAGAACTTTCTCGTGTGGATTTGAGGCTGGTGTACTCTACGCTCAAGAAGTCGCACTAAAGCACCAACTGAAATACAAGAAAGCAGGAAACACTTTCGGCGCAGGACATACGCAAGGCTGCTACGCTGTTGGCGAGGAATTAAATTTGAAGGAGGCCGCCGATGAAACCATGCCCTAGATGTGGGAGTGAAATGATTACGGTTGATAGCTCTAGAGAAATGCGTGTTTCTAATGTGTCTTGCGACGATTGCGACTTTGTACTAAGCGACAACAAAAACGAGGACACAATGGTGGCTCGGTGGAACAGACTTCCACGTCCAATGATTTCGGATGGATTCGGCAACTCATGGCCTAATGTATGCTTTGTTTGCGGTAGAGCAACTATGCAGGTCGTCCGTCCCGGCAAGATTCAATGCAGCGCGGGATGCAAGGAGGAATGAGAGATGAAAGACATTAAACGCTTACGGCAATACATAAGTAAAGCATCTTTCGCAAATGAATCAGATAGGATGTCAGCCTTACAGTGCCTTGAAACTATTATCCCGACTGATGCTGATATTGCTCGGGTCGCGCATGATGAATCACAGAAAGATTGGAACGACCTACACTCCAAAAATATTTACATCGAAGCATTTATTGACGGCGCAAAATGGATGAAAAGCAGACTTGCGTGCTAACATATTGGAGTGTGAAATGTGTAAATGCAAGACAGGCGTACCCTATCCCGACGGCACCTGCGACCAATGCGGCCACAGAGATCACAGCAAGGCTCTAACGGTGGAGCACATAACAGACGGATCGCCCTGCTGGTGCGAACCCGAAGAGGAGATACTCGATGACGGATCAACCCTCTACATCCACCGAAGGAGTGACAACTAATGGGAAAGATGACGTATGAGGAATTAGAAGCCCTTGCAGACCGCATGAGTAAGAAAATTAACGCTCTTCGTGACGAAATTACAAGACTCAATCTTTGGATAGTTCAATACCACAAAGAGATGAGAGCAGAAATTCTGGCCGAGAGAGCGTCTGCCAAAATCAAACAATCAACAGTCGAAGCAGAACTTGCCGTCCAAACCGACTGTCTTGTGCATCGAAACAACAAGATAGCGCGACTGGAAGCCAAGTGCGCGGCGATGGAGAATTTGCTGCACGAATTGGCTGGCGAAGGTCTTATTTCTGCCGACAGGGTTTTTGCTGCTCTTCGCGGATACCGGAAAGGGAGAGAATGATGCCAAGCGAAGATGTAACATTGCGAGAAGTGTTGCTAGCCGAGTCCTACGAGCGAGAAATTGACGCGCTGAAACTCCGGGTACGGGAGCTTGAGTCAGCAATGGCGATCTTCCAAAAGACAACCGGGAACTACTGTTTTCAGGGTATTCTAAGGAGGGGGAGGGAATGATGGAAATACTCAAGTGGATCTTCTGCTCCTTGGCCTTCGGTCTTGCGGCTCTTGGTGTTGTCGAAGTCATCGACACGGTTGTCAAAACAAGGAGGGGGCGTTAAGCCCCCTCGCTTTCAGCACTTCTTCCCGCCTTTACCCTTTTTCTTCGTTTTGCATCCCATGGTCAGTCCTCCGCCCAATCAGCGAATTCCGCCTCTTTTTCTGTTCCACCCCTCTGGGACACGCCCTGTCCCGCCAAACTGATACCCGCGCGATTCAACATCCCCAGCTTAGTCATCGCCGTATACTCGTCATGTACCGCCGCTCCAAGCGCCTGGCGCCCTCGTGCCGATCCCTTGAACGCCTCCACCAAAACCTTGGCTTTTACGGGGTCGACCAAGGCGTCGTCGATATAACTCGCAACCGCATGAGTGTACCCAGCGGCTTCGCCTTTTGCGGAGATGCGCAGGAGTTGCTTGACGGCGTACAGTGTCCCAAGGCCGACAGGAGTGATCGACAGAGCTTCCTCGAACCCCTCAGCG